CGCTGCAACGATCACCACTGCGCTTGCGGAGAAACAACCGCTTGCGGCCGCGCTGACGTCTTTGGCGGCTGCGGCGTCCGGCACCAACAAGTCAGATCTGCGGATTGGCCTTGGCGCCGTCTTTGGCGGTGTCGCTCCATTCCCGTCTGCGGCCGGGCTCGGCCTGTCGGACGGCACCTTCAACGACATCACGGCACCCGGCGTGTACACGATTGCCGGCATCTGGACTGATGGCCCCTCCGGCGCTGGTGCTGCGACATATAGCGGTATCCTCGAGGTGAGAACGCGGTCGCTCGGGAACTTCTTTGTTCAGACGTATCGAGCCACCACGGGGCGTGTGTATCGTCGGACGGCCACAGCACCTCCTGCCTGGGGCGAATGGACGGTTATCGAGTTGCCCGCGCTCGGGTCTGTATCGCAGTCATCGGGCGTTCCCACCGGCGCCTTGATCGAACGGGGCAGCAATGCAAATGGCGAGTATGTCAAGTTCGCTGACGGTACGCTGATTTGCTTCGGTGAGGGAGCAGCCCAAGCGGTCGATACCGCCTCGGGTGGTCTGTTTCGAACGGCCGGTTCTTCGTCGTGGACGTACCCCGCCGCCTTCGTGAGCGTCCCCGTCGGTATCTGCAATCCTCGTTCGTCTGTTCGCTGGGGCGCTTTAGGGACGGGTATTACCTCGGCGACTTATATCCAGGTGAGCGCCACAACTTCGGCGACTGCGGTCGCGAGTGGCCTCGCAGCTATCGGGAGATGGTTCTGATGAAAATTACCCTCGCACCCCAACGCCGCGGTGATGCCATCACCATCGAGAAGGCGGGCGATATCCTCACCATCAATGGCGAGCCGTTCGACTTCTCGACGCTTCCGGACGGTGCGACCATCCCTGCGGATGTCGTGCCTTGCCAATGGATCGTCGGCGAGGTGCATCGCATTGCCGGCGTGCTTGAGCTGACCGTCATTCTGCCGCTCGGCCCGAACCCTCCGACCGAGGCGGCGTTTCCGGCTCCGATCATCAATCCTCCGGACGGCGTGATTACGCTGCCCGGCATACAGGAGGCCGCCCATGTGGACGCCTGATCCTGCCGATATCATCACCGCCGAGCAAAAGGCTGCCTCCGCTCGGGCTGCGGCCATGACACCATTGACGCGCCGGCAGCTTTGGCTTGCCGCCGCTCGCATTGGCGTCACGAAAGAAGAGGTGCTGGCGCTGGTGGCTGCGATGGACGACCAGGAGGCCGCCACCGATCTCAAGATCGAGATCGAGGAGGCCCAGAGCTACGAACGCGACCACCCCGCTATGGACGATCTCGCGGTGTTGCTCGCGATCGACCCTCTTCAGTTTGATGATCTCTGGATTTGGGCTGCGCAGTTCTAGGCCGTGGACTCGTTATGACGGAGCACAATGCGAATGCAAGCTAGCTTCGTCATGGCGAGAAACGTCATTCCCAGCTTGTCGTATCGGGTTGCAACCCGTCTGTAGTATTTGAGCTTGTTAAAGAACCGCTCAATGAGATTGCGCTTTTTGTAGAGCCAAGGACTGAAGACGATTGGCTCCTTTCGGTTGGATTTTGGCGGAATTTTTGCCCACGAGCGTTCCGCGCTCAACCTTGAGCGTAGCCAGTCGGCATCATAGGCTTTGTTCGCAAGAAGCGTCGCCCCCGACGGAAGATTATCGAGTAGTTCGCTCGCTGCCGTTAGGTCATGGGCATTGCCGGGTGTAATGGCAATCTTGATTGGCAAGCCTTTTCCATCGGTTAAAGCGTGGATTTTAGTTGTGAGACCGCCTCGACTTCTTCCAAGGCAGCGATCTGGATGATCCGCCCTCAATGTTGCCGCTGAATGATGAGCGCGAATTGAAGTGCCATCGATCATCGTGATCCGATCATGCGATGCGCTGGTGATGGCGTCCAACAACCCGTCCCAGATTCCGGCTTTTATCCAGCGTCGGAAGCGATTGTAGCAGGTGGTGTAGGGGCCATATCGCTGTGGCACATCACGCCAAGGAGCACCTGATCGCAGAACCCAGAAAATGCCGTTCAGGACGCGGCGGTCATCAACACGCGGCACGCCTCGCAGCTTGTTGGGTAACAACGGCTCAATCGCACGCCACTCGGGGTCAGTCAGATCGTATCGGCTCATGCCGACGCTGAATCAGAGGTTGACCCATTATGGAAGACGTATAGCCTTGCCGCATGAAAGACGACCCTGAGATGTTGCTCCCAGACACGCTGCGATCTGCTGCTTGCCGAAGCGGCAATGAGTGGGGTTGGCAACCTGAAACAATACCTCTGGTGATTGATGAAGCCCAGAAATTGGGCCTTCTCAATGTTGGCGGGCAACTGCAATTCCTGATGCCGGAAGGCACCTGCGAATGTTATTGGATAGAAGTAAATGCGTTGGTGGGCGAGCCAGACGGCTTAACGTGGGCCGAGCGCGTCGCACGATCTGCAACGGTCGCACGACAGCAAATGGTTGATATCGGCCTTCGTTACGACTTTATCGAAGAAGGGCGAAAAGCATTTCCCGCCCCTTTTGCAGCTCACGAAGCTACCGGTGGCAACATTCGCGACCGCATGTGCTTTATTTGGTACTTAGTGGCAGACCGCCCATAATCGCCTCGCTGCCCGTTTATGGGTTCACGACCTAGTCCGGGCGCATTTACAGCCGCGCTATTTTGCGCCATTAAAAGCACTTCAAGGGCCGTTCGAACGGCCCTTTTTCATTCCCGGCTGACAGCTGTCAGCCGATGCCGCCCCCCAGCCAGTGCATAATCTTCCCCCCAGAATTGATGCTTCACGCGGGGACCGCATATGTCTGGCACCACGGATTTCGTCGGCGTTCGCCGTTTTTCCAATCTCACGGCGACCGTCGCCAAGATCGATACGCGCGACAGCACCGTTGTGGGTCTCGTTGCGCCTGCGCCGACCGCCGATAATGCGGCGTTTCCGATCGGCGAGCTTTCCAAGATTTCCACGGATGATGCCGAACAGGTCGCAAAGCTCGGGACCGGCATCGTGCGCGACGCCGTCGATCAGCTGCTGTCGGAGGGTATCGTCACCGACATTGCCTTCGTGCGGGCGCAGCACTCCACTCTGACTGATCCCCAGGACAAGCTGGAAGCGGAGATCAACAGCATTGTCGGCTCGGCCGGCGCGAAGACCGGTGTCTATGCGCTGCTCGATGCCAAGAGCCAGCTGAAGATCGAGCCGGGTATCATCCTTTCGCCGGGATACATGGCTCACCGCGTGGGTGATGCCGCCAACGCCGTCGCCTCGGCTGCAAGGGTCGTGGCCGACAAGATCATCGACTGCGTCGTGATCGCGGACACGCCTTCAACCTCGACTGAAGATGCAATCGAGTGGGCGGAGGACTTCAAGACCGCGCTCAACGTCATCGCCATGTATCCGCAGGCCGTCGTCAATCTCGGGTCTGGCAACGTGACCCGGCCTCTTTCGCCGCATGTCGCCGGCGCGATGATCCGGCGCGACAAGGAAACCGGTGGCCCCTACAAGGCGTGCTGGAACCGGGCGCTGACCGGTGTCCTCGGGCCGTCCGTGCCAGTCGGTTACACTGATGGCGAAATCAGCTCACAGGCCAATCAACTGGCCCAGGCGGGAGTCGGCTCGATCATCGAGGGCAACCTGCTCTGGGCGCCCTTTACGACGGCGACCGACCCGACCGTCAATTCGTGGCGGTCGATCAAGAAGATCCGCACGCGCCGAGCGGTCGAAAAGGCCATGCTGCGGCCAATGCGGCAGTATGTGTCCGAAGACATCACGCCGCATATGGTGACGCTGATCTATCGTGCTGCTGACCAGTTCCTCGCGGACCTGAAGACGCTCGGTGCCATCATCGACTACGAGCTGATCTGGTCAAAGGCGCTGAACTCGGCCGCCGTCCTCGAAGCCGGTGCGATGCGGGTCAAGATGCGCTGGGCCGAAACGCCTGACCTGGTTGACCTCCAGCTTTACGACGAACCGATGCCGGAGGCCTTCGATGTACTGGAGGCGTCGATCGCTGCCGCGTTGGCGCAGCTCGGCAATTCCAACATTCGCGTCACGGCCTAAGGAGACAGCAACATGGATCGCATCATTCGCGGCGCGAATTGGTACTGTAACGAAGTCAACCAGCGCATGCGCATCGACGAAACGACCCTGCCAGAACTTTCGCGCGAGATGCTGCCAATGGTCATGGGCGGCGGCTGGTTCGGTTTCGAAATTCCTGCCGAGATCCAGCCGCTCACCTGCGAGCAGACCGTCAACGGTGTGCACGAAGACCTGAAGGGCCGGTTTGGTCGTGAGCCGGGCGACTGGACGACGATCGCCTATTATGAGGCGCTCCTCGATGTCTTCCCGGCAAACTCGACCGGTGCTGTCGCAAGCGATGCCAAGCCGCAACTGAAGGGCCGCACCGTTATCCTCAAGGGTTTGCTGAACGGCTATTCGCAGGGCGGCGTAAAGGGGCAGAAGGCGTCCGCACCGACGCGGCTGCGCTGGTCATCGATCGTGCTTTACCAAGACATGATGGACGGCAAGGTCGTCCACAAGTTCGACATCCAGAACAACACGCTGATCATCAACGGCGTGAACTACACGGCCGAGTTCAACAGCCTGATTTCGGCTTAACGCCATACCCGGAGCGCGCCCGCCGACAGGCGCGATTGCTTGAGAGGCTGCAGCGGCGGGGCGGCCTCTCACCCATTGGGAGCTATGATCATGACCGCCGAACACCTGACAGCAACCGTCGCCGTGCCGATTTCCAAAGACGACCCGAATGCCGTGAAGTACGAGGAAATTCCGCTCCCACCTCGCGAGATGTGGGAGGATGGACAGGCCGCCGCTCCGGAGCCGGAGGATGCGGCGTCACCGGCCGCAGCCGCTGACCTCGCAGCGCCGGCGCCGGTCGAAGCGCTGGACTTCATCGGTGACGCCCATCGCCGCGTGGTCCCGCTCAAGCATCCGTTCCGCCTCAATGGCGAGAAAATCACCCACATCACAGTCAAGCGGCTGCGTATGGGCGAGGTCGATGCGCTGGTCAAGAAGACGGCCAAGGGTGGCATGACTACGTTCGACGTCTACGGTGAAATGACTGGGCTCAGCACCTCTGTTCTCAGGGGACTCATCGATGAGGACGGCGACGCGGTCACCGACGCGGCATTTGATTTTTTGCCCCGCATTTTCCGTCCGGAAGCCGCGCCGTCGGCGAGTTGAGGGCGTGGCGGGCCTATGCCGCCCGCATCGCGTCTTATCTCCACACGCCGCTACCAGTTGTGATGGAGATGTGGTGGGACGAGGCGCTGCTTTGGCACGAGGAAGCAAGAATGATCCACAGCGAGACGTTCGGCCTTCTTAATCCAGCCGCTCGCGAACAGCCTGGAATAGCTAGATGACGATGGATGTTTCTTTTCGGCTCCGACTTCAGAATGAGCTTTCACGCGATGCGAAGACCGCCGAGCGCGACCTGAAGGGTCTTGGAGAAGCTGCGCAGAAGATCGGGAAAGGCAACGGCTCTGACAACCTTGGACGCAAGATCCGAGAAATCGGCAACGAGGCCGACCGCGCAGAGCGTCCGCTGGGCCGGCTTGGCCAACAGGCTCGCAATCTGGAGAACCCACTCGGGCTGCTGGGCAGCGCCGCGAAAGGAGCGATGGCCGGCCTGATCGCCTTTGCCTCTGTGGACAATATTCTCCGTAACCTGGAGCAAATGAGCGAGGGGTTTCGGAAGCTGAACCGTGACGTCATGGATGTCGCGATTACCTTGGAGATGGCCTCACCGGAGGCAGTGGCCAAGATCACAAAGTCGAACGAGCGGCTAGGCATTCGCTACGGCCGCCCGCTGGGTGAAGTTAACGATGCTCGCAAGCGCTATGCGGCGGCAGGGGTCGGGTTCGACAGTCAGGAGATGATTCTCGATCCGACGCTAAAAGCCGGCATGACTTACAAGACGTCGGGCGAAACGATCGCGAGTGCGATGATCGCTGCGAAACAGAACCTTGGTATCAAGGACGCTGACATCACCGCCGCTATCGACATGATGGCCAAGGGCGACAAGCTCGGCAGCTTCGGTGTGGGCGCGATGGCAAAGAATTTCCCTTCGCTCGGTGCGTACATGCCCGGTCTCGGTCGTACCGGTCTGGACGGGTGGTCCGA